TTCCAGATCCAGGCGAATTCGATCAGGTCCGCTGGCCGCGTATTCACGATTTGTTCTCATCCGCAAGATGCGCGCGCGCGGCGGCCAGCACGTCCTCCGCGCTCGGTTCGGCGTCCTCCTCCGCGTCCTCCATCGCCAGGGCGCGGAGTTGCGCCAGATGGTCCAGCGCTTCGCGCGCGGCGGCGCTGCGGGCGACGAAACGCTTCGGATCCTCGGTCGCGGTGTCGTTTACGAAGCCGTCATAGCTCTCCGTCAGCTTCGCCTGTGCACGCAGCGCCACGTCCTTGGCGATGCCGGGCGACACCGGCGCGGCCGGGGTCTTGCGGCTGCGCTTCATGCCTTCACCACCCGCACGCGCACCGTGCCCGGATTGAGATCCACCGCCCCGCCGCCGCGATTCCAGGCCGTGACCGTCACCGTGTCCTGCGCCCCGATCTGCGCCAGGAACACAACGCCGGAGGTCGAGAGCGAATAGGCCGCCTGCACGAAATCGCCGGGCCGCGCGCCGCTGACCGGCACATGGGTCTGCGCGCTGCCGCCGGCTGCGATGGAGGGCGGATCCCAGCCCTGTTCCGCCACCAAGTCCCGCACGCCATGGCGCAGATCGGGCAGGCCATAGAGCAAGGCCGGCGCGTGGCGCGGATCGCAGAGCAGGCGCATCGCCCGAACCTCGTAATCCTGGCCGAGGCGCGCGACGCCGATCACCGCGAAGCCGACGGCGGCCGAAAGCCGCACCGCCTGAAGGCGGGTCAGCGTCGCATCCTCCATATCCGCGCCGCCCTCCCACCAGCGCGCCAGCGGATTCCACTGCATCGACTGGCCGGAGGCGAGCACGGCCTGCCCGGCCGCATCCGTCAGCAGGTTCATGTGCGCGTCGAAGCACATGACCATCAGCCGCGGCGTATCGGCATCGAGCGCGAGCGCGAAATGCTTGCACTGCCGCGTATCCACCACGAAGCCCAGCGCCCGCCCGCCGCCCAGCACGACGCCACGGTTGGTCAGCGTCAGCGAATCGAGCGCCGGGGAGGTGAAATCCCCAAGGCTGGTCGGCGTACCCATGACGTTGGAGGACAGCATGGCCAGCTTCTCGAACCCCGTCTCCGTCGCGTTCCAGCGGATCGCCGCCGCGCGCAGATTGGGCAGGGACGCCACCTCCCGCGTCGCTTCCACATGCGGGGAGGCCTGGTGCAGCACGCGCACCACGCCACCGAAGCGCGTCGCGGTGGCGGCATGGTCGATCTCCACCTGATAGCCCTGGCTGGCCCAGGCGACCTCGTACAGATGGTCCTGGGCGGCGGCGGTGTGACGCGCGACGAAGCCGGTGCAGCCTTCCATCCGCAGCGCGCGCGCCATGATGGCGCGGCTGTTCACCTCGCACAGGAAGGGGATGCCGACGATCGGGCGGCCTTCCGCATTCAGCTCGAAATTCGGCCCGTCGAAGACATGGCGGTTGTGCGCCACATAGGCGCCCGGCGCAGCCGACAAGCGGATGCCGAAGCGGTTCTTGTCCGTATGCACGGTGCTGCCCACCGCGAAATGCCCGCCATAGTACCGGATGGATGTGTTCCAGCCCTGCGCCGTTGCGGCGTGAACATCGAGGCCGATCCTGTTGTTGACGAAGCGGCCGAGGAACAGCGTCGTATCCTCGAAGCCGCGCCCGTCGCCCTGGGTGCGGACGCCGATGGTGAAGCCCGTCACTTCCCGGATCTCGACCATCGAGGCGTCGAGGTTGCGGAGCAGAATGCCGATCGCGCCCTCATCGCTCCAATCCGACTGGCTGGCGCGCAGCACCGTGAGGCCGGTGAGGATCTTGTTCGCGTTGCGCGCGCTGCCGCCATCGCCGATGGTCAGCGCGATCTGCGCCGCGGGCCCGGCATAAAGGATGCGCCCGCGCATCACGAGCCCGGCCGCGGCACCCGGCAGCATCAGCGGCAGGGTGGTGCGGAAGATGCCCTCTCCCAGCAGCAGCGTCTTGCCCGCGGCGGCGGCGGCGTTCATCGCCGCCTGCAGCGCCGGCCCGTCATCGGTGATGCCGTCGCCGGTGGCGCCGAAGTCGCGCACCGACAGCCGCTCGCCCATCTTGTCCTCGACCGTGCGCGGCACGGCGCCGGGGAAGGGGGCGGTGAGCAGCACGGAGTTGCGGGGAAAGACGACGGCATCGCCATTCGAATCGAAGCCGAGCAGCCGGTTCGCGCGCGCGGGGCGCAGCGGCAGCACCATGCGCCCGCCGACCTCGCCGGGATCCTGGCGCAGCGTCGCGCCGATCTCCTCGCGCTGTTCCTGCTGCACGGCCACCAGGCGGTCCAGCTCGTCGTTCAGCGTGCGCGCGCGCAGCAGGCCATTGTCCTGGAAGTCCGTGGCGCGCTGCACCGTCATGCGGCGTCGGAGCGTCACCGTCTCACCGGCTGCGGGGGGGACGGCAAGGCGCGCCATGCCGCCTGCGCTCTCGCCCGCGCCGGTCACGGCATAGCCGCCGGACAGCACGACGCTGCCGATCCGCAGCTCCAGGTCGTCGGCGTCGAAGATGGGGAAGGGGAAGGCGAAGTCGGTGCGCGCGCCGTCACCGACATACTGCACGCGCGGCGCGACATCGCCGATGCGGATGTGCTCGGCCATCGTCTCTCGGCTCCGAAAAGGTCAGGGGTTGGTGGGGGGAAAGGACGCCTAGTCCAGCAGGTTCCGCAGCGCGCCGCTGAAGGTCGCGCCGGCGCGCAGCCAGGGGGTCAGCGAACCGTCGTCGTTCAGAAGGCTGCGCCGACCCGCCGCCAGCCGCGCATCGAAGACCGCGAGCGAATCGGATTGCGCTGCCGCGGCATCGCGCCGCAGGCCGGCCGTCAGCGCGACGGCGGAGCCTTCATCCGGCTGGATGCCACCGGCGGCGAGCCGCGCGCGGGTGGAGGCGATGGTGCCTGCCAGCCGCGAGTTCGAAATGCGGCGCTCGGCGGCCTGCTGGGCCGCCAGCTGCTGCTGCCGCGCCTCATTCTGCGCCTTGGCATCCGTCGCCTGCTGCCGCGCCTGCGCGGCCTGCATCTGCGCCTGGCGGCCAGTGGCATAGATCGATGCGCCGGCCCCAAGGACCGTGGCGATCGGGACGATCTGGGCCATCAGTCGTTCATCCTCGTATCGGTGGTGACGGATAGCAGCGTGAGCGGTAGCGGCGTGTCGCCTTCCACGCGCCAGAGCGGCGCCATCGCGTCGCGCCGCCAGCCAAGGGCGCGGAGCGAGATGTCGCCGGTGAAGGCGGGCGGCGCCGCATCGAGCAGCCTGGTGTCGAGCCGGCGGAACGCCACCGGCTGCACGCCGCGCCCGAGATCGACGGACAGCGCCGGCGTCGCCAGCAGCCGGAAGGTCGCGGAGACCAGCCGCAGCGGCGCGGCAGCCGAGCCCGCGCCGGTCGCGAGTTGCGGCGGCAGCGGTTCGATCACATGGCTGAACGGCAGGCCCGCCTGCACGCTGCTGGCCGGGGGATCGAGCTGGATCCGTCCCGCCACCACGGCCTGTCGCCCGCGCGGCGCGCCATCGGCCAGCACGCCGCCCTCCAGCCCCTGCAGTTGGTCGCGCCCCGTCCCTGTGTCCTGCGGCGTCGCGGCGCTGCCCGCCAGCGCGGCATCGAGGCCAAGCGTGGCATCGAAGCGTTCCAGCCGGTGCGTGCCCGCGCGTTCCACCACGGCGTAGACGCGGCCATCGGTTTCCGCCACCGCGCGGAAGGCGCCCTGCGTTTCCTGCCGCGTCCAGGCGATCACCTGTTCGGCGCGGTAGAGCGTGAGGGTGGCGAGGCTGCCATCGCCCATCACCATGTGCAGCAGCCGCTCCGCCTGGTCATACGCCATCGAGACGGGCTGCACGACGATGTGGCGCGCGACCAGCGCCAGGTCGTTCGACTGGTAGGCGTCCGCGACATCCGTATAGGCGAATTCATGCACGGCACGGCCAGACCGCGCGGCGAAGACGGTGGACCCATCGACATCCACCGGCGCGATCATGCGGTCCACCGGGCTGCCGATACGGGTCTGCCGGCTCAGCTGGATCGAGGCCGGGGTCAGCGGATCGCCGGTGACCATCCATTCCGCGCCTGAGGTGAAGACCTGCAGATGCCGGCCCGAGAAGACGCCGCGGATGGCATTCACCTGGTCCGACATCAGCGCGAAGGCGATGCCCTCGTCATCGAGGCCGGTGCCCGGATCGAAGTCCCCGAGATCGCCGCTGCGCGAGAGCCAGAGCTGGTTCGGCAGGTCGCGTGAGCCGCCGAGCACCAGGCGCGCCTGGTGGAAGCAGGCCGTGACGGGCCAGCCGCGCGCGGCGCTGAAGGCGCTCTCATCCCAGTCATCGGTTGCGCCGGTGCCGGGCAGTGCGTCGAGCACGTTGGCCGTCGCGTTGCGCGGGCCCGCGACGCCGATGATCTGCATGCGCTTCTGCGCAAGCCTGATCTGCGTGCCGACATGCCCCGCCGCGAAGACATCCTGCGATGCGAAAAGCTGGATCGTCCCGCTGGCGCCGCTGGGCGTGATCGTCGAACCGGGGACGAAGGCGTGGAAGGGCGGCCGCGTGAAGGCGAAATCCGCCAGCGTCCAGTTGGCGTGGCCCGTGCGCGTGATGCGCTTCGGCGCCATGTCCGGATGGAACAGCAGCAGCGTGTCCGCATTCTGCGTGAAGGCCAGTTGCGGCAGCATCGCCGCCGTCCAGGGCGCGGCGATGGAGGCAACCTCCGCATCCTCCATGAAGACCTGCATCCGGCCGGCGGTCAGCACCAGAAGATAGGTCTGTTCCGTGTTGAATTCGAAGGCGATCAGCCGCGCGGGGCCGGCAAGGCCCGCGACATGGCGCAGCCCGTTGCGGCGCGCGACGCCGCCGGTCGGCTGGATCACGACATTCCTGAGGCGGCGGGCGCCATTCTCGAAGGCGCGCAGATCACCCCTGCCATAGAGTTCGGGCGCGAGTTCGCCGGCGGCGAAGCTCGCCTTGATACGGCGCGTGGCGGCGGGCATCGCGCTCAGCCCCTGATATCGACGAGCGGGAAGCCCTCGATCCCGCGCGGCGTGTCCTGCTGGCTGTCGATCTGCCGCGCGGCACGCAACTCCTGCTCCGCCAGGCGGAACAGGATCTCGGCGCGCGACGCGCTTTCGGTCAGCGGCAGGCAGAACTCGGCGGCCAGGCGCGCGACGAGGCAGGCGGCGAAGAAGGGCGGGAAGGCGCTTTCATCCGGGCGGAAGATGTAGGTCAGCGTCACCTGCTCGGCATCCGCATGCAGGCGGCCTTCGTTGATGCGGTAGGTGATGCCGCGCCCGCGCCCTTCCACGCCGGCCGACAACGCGCGGAGGAAGCCGTTCGGCAGTTGGAACGCATGCGCGAAATCGGCCACCGGCTTCGCGGCGAGCTGCGGCAGCGTCGCCTGGCCGGAGGCGAAGGACCAGGGATGCGCCGAGAGCACGGCATCGCGGACGCCGGGATAGAGATTGGCGGCGACCTCGGCTTCGGCGGTGCCTTCGGTCAGGGACGCGATGGGCTGCGCGCCAAGGCGCAGCAGGGCGCGCGAACAGAGCGCGAGCGCGGTCAGCGACATGATCTGCATCCTGGGGGGAAGGTGGTGGGGGCGCGGGAGGGATCGCCCCCACCCGACCCTCCCCCGCGCATGCGGGGGAGGGGGCCAAAAACGCGCGCTTACTCAGCCGCGCGCATCCGCAGGCTCATTCCGCCGCGCGCATGCGCACGACGCCGCTATTGTCCACCAGCGTCGCGCCCTGGCTCATCATGTTGGCGACGAAATGCGCGGCGCGGTCGCCGTGCCAGGTGACGTCGGTCTGCACCTCGGCCGCAGCGGCGTGGCCGATGGCGGTCTTGTGGTAGAAGTAGCAGTGGCGCAGCGCACCGGACTTGGTCAGGCCGGAATGCGGCATCCACAGCGCGCCGAGCCAGCGCTTCGCCTGCGTGCCGCGCCACGGCAGCTCGCCCTCTCCCACATATTCGGAAGATGCGAATTCCGGCAGCGCCAGAAGCTGGCTCCACTGCTTCCAGCCGACGATGGCGTAGCGCTGGCCGTCATCGGGCACATCCGCCGCGCCCATCATCTCGAAGGCCAGCAGCACCTTCGCCTTGGTCAGCCCGTCGAGGTCGGTGGTCCCGGCGGCGGTGCCGAGCGCCTCGCGCGTCGCGGTGTCGAGGGCTGCGATGATCAGCTCATCGGTCTTGCGGCCCAGCGCATAGGCGCCCGCATTCGCGATGACCTCGCGCTCGTCGAGGTTCGTCTTCAGCTCGTCGAGCCGATCCACCCAGTCGCCGGCATAGTAGTCCTGCAGCACGCATTCGACCTGGGCGTGTTCCAGGTTCATCACGGGCACGCTGCCGTGGCGCGTCTTGGCGGCGGCGACGCCCTTGCCGACCTTGGGGAAGAAGGTGGAGGCGCCGGCGACGCCGGTCTTGCTGCGGACGGTCGGGCGCAGCTTGGAGCCCTGGCGCTGATAGGCTTCGTGCACCTCGGCCTGGAACTGCTTGGTGAAGACCGCGTCGATGTCGGTGCTGGCGGGCATGGGTGCCCCTCCTTGATCCTGGGTTACGGAAGGCGCGCCGAGGCCCGTTCACCGCAGGGGCGGACGACGGCGCGAAGGGCCCGCACGCCCGCGATGCGGGTTGGGTGCGGGCAAGGTGGTGGAAGCTGTCGGGGCGGATGGGGACCGGCGGAGAGGCGCCGGCCCGCGCCATCCGCCCCGTGGCCGCCGCGCGGACCGGGGAACCGCGCGGCGGCAGCCGACGGCGAACGCGTCAGCCCTTGTCGCCGACGAGGCGCCGGAAGCCGTCGGTGACGCGCTTCACGAAGTCGGGCTCGCGCGACCGCCAGTAGCGGGGGTCGCGCATCA